TCAATTGATGAATGTGACATTTATACTCACGTAATTCTAGACAACAACAGATGGGTTTGGCATCAGGAAGTTTATAATGAGATCCTTCCTAAATCAATGGGTAAAGCACCTATTGACTCTAACCCTTGGCTTGCACTTAGGTTTAACCATGTTGATGGTGAAGCATATGGACGCGGACGTGTCGAAGAATTCATGGGTGATTTGAAGTCACTTGAAGCTCTGTCACAAGCTCTTGTAGAAGGTAGTGCAGCTGCTGCTAAGGTAGTGTTTACCGTTTCACCCTCCAGTACAACCAAGCCTCAGACACTTGCACAAGCAGGTAATGGTGCAATCATTCAGGGTAGACCTGATGATATTGGTGTAATACAAGTTGGTAAAACGGCTGACTTTCAAACTGCTTATCAAATGGTAGGAGGTTTATCACAACGAATTAGTGATGCATTCCTTATTCTTAATGTAAGGAATAGTGAGCGTACTACTGCTGAAGAAGTACGGATGACACAGCTAGAACTAGAACAACAATTAGGTGGACTATTTAGTTTACTTACTGTTGAATTTCTTGTACCTTATTTGAATCGTAAATTGTCTGTTGCACAAAAGACAGGTGAGATTCCACGTCTACCTAAAGGTGACATTGTTAAGCCTACTATTGTAGCTGGTATTAATGCACTTGGTCGTGGTCAAGATCGTGAAAGCCTTTCACAGTTCCTTACTGTTATTGCGCAAACAATGGGACCACAAGCTATTCAAGAATACATTAATCCTGAAGAAGTTGTCAAACGTTTGGCTGCATCATCAGGTATTGATGTATTGAATCTTGTTAAGAGTATGCAAGAGATTCAGCAAGAACAACAAGCTGCTGCTCAACAACAGCAACAAATGATGATGGCTCAACAAGCTGGTCAACTAGCTTCAGTAGAGCAAAAACGCGAACAAGCATCAGCTGAAATGATGCAACAAGAACAACAACCACCACAACAATAATATGGCAGAAGTCCTTTCAATGAATGAAACCCCCGCTGATCAGCCTTCTTTGAATTCTGATGAGCAAGACTCTCTAGCTGTTGCCGAGTCTTTGGAAGGGGAACAACAACAGCTATTAGCAGGTAAGTTTGAAAATCCAAAAGCACTAGAACAAGCTTACCTTGAACTTCAAAGTAAACTAGGAGCATCAAGAAATGAGCCCGAAACCAGTGAAGAAGGGGAACAAGAAGAAGCCCCCGAAGAAGTACTAGAAAACCAAGAAGAGCAAGAAGAATCTAGCAAAGAAGTTCTTTCTGAACAACAAGCTGAGCAATTGTTTAAAATGGTTGGCGGTCAACAAGCTTATAAAACAATGGTTAATTGGGCTGGAGAATCTCTTTCTAAAGAAGAGGTTAAAATGTATGATTCTGTTATGGCAGATGGTAATCCCAATTCAATCTTTTTTGCAGTACAAGCATTGTATGGTAAATATACTGATGCTGTAGGTAAAGAAGGTCAACTGTTGACAGGTAAAGGTTCTAATCAAAAAGAAGATTCATTCCGTAGTCAACAAGAACTTGTACAAGCTATGAATGATCCACGTTATGATCGTGATCCAGCTTTTCGAGCTGACATTATGCGTAAACTAGAAAACTCTGACATCGCATTCTAATGACTGTTACCACCAACGAACACGGACAACAAAACCTTTTTGCTAAAGAACCCACCATGTACACTGACAAAGACTACACTGTGACACATAACGAAAAAGCTGAGATGCTTAACGGTCGCCTAGCTATGCTAGGTGTGATGGCAGCGCTTGGAGCGTATGCACTAACTGGTCAGTTAATCCCTGGAGTATGGTAATGGCTAAACAAGGTCTCTACGCTAACATCCACGCAAAGAAAATGCGTATCGCAAAAGGTTCAGGTGAGAAGATGCGTAAGCCAGGAAGCAAAGGTGCTCCTACTGCTGCCAACTTTAAACGTGCTGCTAAAACTGCTAAAAAATCATGATTGAATGCCCACAATGTACTGCACCACAGCAGTACGTTCTAGAACAACTACAGACTTCTGCTGGTGTGAAAGACCGTACAGCACTAGCAGTCATTATGGGTAACATCCAACAAGAGTCTAATTTTAAACCTAACGTATGTGAGGGTGGTGCTATCGTTCCTTATGATAGATGCCTTCGTGGTGGTTATGGTTTAATTCAATGGACATCTAAACATCGTTACATTGGTCTTGGCAACCATTGTTCTAAACGTAATGAAGATCCTAGTGGTCTTAAATGTCAAACTGATTACATGATTAATGAGATGAGGTTTAGAAAAGATCTTTATGCTTTTCAAACTAATCATCAACAAGTCGGTTATTACATGAATGCTGCATACTACTGGTTAGGCTGGGGTATTCATGGTAACCGTACAAAATACACTTATTCTTTTTTAACTAAACTTAAATGAAAATTCTTGCTATCCTCCCCGCAACCCTGATTGCTGCTACTCCTGTAATGGCTGGTCCTTACGTAAACATTGAAAACAATGCTGGATTCACTGGATCTGATTTCAATGGACATGTTACAGATTTCCATCTTGGTTATGAATCAGGTAATGACGTAGGTTCATACTACGTACAAGCTGGTCCTTCTATCTTTGCACCTGATGGTGGAGAAGAAGAGACAAAGCTTACAGGTAAGATTGGCGGTTCAATTCAAGCAACAGAACGTATTTCTGTTTATGGAGAAGTTGCAGCAACCTTTGATGACGTAAATGATTACGGCACTAAGTTTGGTGTTAAGTATAACTTCTAAAATTTAAACTTTTATTTATTTAACACAATGTCATACGGACAAATTGTACAAGATATTGGTGGTCTTTCTATACCTCCTCATGATTATGTAGGTATTAGTCCATCAGCAACACCAACTGATGGAACTACACCTCAAGTGTATACTTTTAAAACTGGTGGAGCAAGTGGTAATACTGTTTGCACACTATCAATTGTTTATGACGTAAGTCTAAATGTAGTATCAATTACAAAAATCTAATGTCTTTACATCTCAATCTATCCACTGGTAAATTTCTTAATAGTTCTACTTTATTTAAACTCAGCGACGCTTTACTATTAGATGTAAGCAGTGGCGAGATTGTTATGTCAAACCTGCTTGTTCCTAGAGCAGGTGTAGACTTATTTAAACTTGCTAGTCTTGATTTAAACTTCGCACAACGTAAATCACTTACAGATAGAGTCAGCGGTAACAACCTAATCACCTTCAGCCGTGCCAGTACTGGGACGTATGTCGGTAGTGATGGGTTGATTAAGACCAGTCCGGTTAATTTGTTTTTGCAAAGTGATAATTTAACAAATAATTATTGGACAAAAAATAGCTCCTCTATATCTACAAATGCATCCATTGCACCAGATAACGTCTCGCAAGCATTCAAGCTAGTTAATGACAGCTTTCTATCTGGCAGGATCAGTAGGTCCGTGTCTGTAGACTTAAATACAACCTACACTGAGTCTATTTTCCTTAAACAGGTTGATGCCAATTGGAAGTATGCCTTTGTCTGGTTTAACGATGGGGGCGGAAGAGGTTTTGTTGTAGAAGTTAATCTGGAATCTGGTACTTCAAGAGTTACCTACAATTTATTGCAAGGTAAATTTACCGATGTCAGCCATACTTTGGAGTCATATGGTGATGGTTGGTATAGAGTCTCTCTAACTGCAACAACAGTTACCAGTACTTACGTTCAGTTCAGAGTTTATCCCAGTGAAAACCCTCACACAAGTGGTGGTTTTGGGACTCAGCCATCACCAGGCGACGGGACTTCGGGTATCTTAGTTGCTGGCTTACAGTTTGAAGAAGGCACTCTAACTGACTACATCCCAACAGGTGCAACAATCAGTGGAGCACCACGATTTGACCATGACCCCGTGACTGGTGAAAGCCTGGGGTTGTTGATTGAAGAGAGTAGGACTAACTTGCTACCTGCTTCAGATAACTTCTTAGGTTGGAGTACTGAAGCAGGTAATCAAACTGTAACAGCAAACGCAACTATTGATCCAGCGGGAACTAATAATGCTAGTAAATTAACTGTTATTGATAGTCCAGGCGGAAACAATCGAAAACTCTGGATTACAGGTGTTCAGGATGCTAATTTAGTAGTAGGACAACCTTACACTTTTTCTGTATTCATTAAAGCAGTAAGTGGACAGGTCAATACGGGTTACTTACATATTACAACTGGTGCAAATGATACATGGCAGTCTTCAACAGGTTTTGTTGCTACTGCTGAATGGCAAAGAGTAAGTGTTTCAATAAATAGTGCCCAAGATACCCTTTCAAGATTCCTAATCACTGGTGATCCGGCTGCTCAATTATTTATCTGGGGCGCTCAAATTGAACAAGCCTCCTTCCCCACCTCCTACATCCCCACATCCGGCAGCACCGTAACCCGTGCTGCTGATGTTGCGAGTATTACGGGGACTAACTTCAGCTCTTGGTATAACCAAAGTGAAGGGACGGTGTTTAGTGACGCAAGTGGCTTGGATGCTGATTCAGGACGCGCATATGTGTTTAGTGATGGATCAATTGATGCCAGGATGGGCCACAGTGTGACAGCTTCTAATGGCTTTAACCTGTTTTTAAGAACTGATGGTGTCACGACTTCACTTGCAGGTAATCTATCTGGTTTACCAAAGCCCCTTAAGGCTGGTCTCGCGTACAAGTCTGGATCAAGTAGTGGCGTAATCAATAGTTTTTTAAAAGCTTCGTCCACAACCATCTACGTACCTAACACTATTAATCAATTAAGTTTAGGTAGTCAAAACTTCTCTAATGATGGATACCTTAACGGCCACATCGCCCGCCTTGCATACTTCCCGACTCGTAAGACTGATCAAGAACTAATCAAGATCACTGACGGTACTCTTGACCCTGCAATCATTACCTATGGCATCACAAGTGCTGGCGGTACGTTTAACCTAAGGTCTACTGGTACTGTTGATTATGCAGTTGACTGGGATTCAACAGGTGGTTATGAGACAAGCACGTCTAATACGTTAGCTCATACTTATACTGCTGGTAACTATGATTTAGTTGTTTATAGTGATGGTGTTTATAGGCCGCTCTTCAACAATGTAACCGCTGATGTAAGTCAGATCACGTCTGTCACTATTGGTCCAGGGGCTAACTTAGGGACAGACCTGGGAGGCGCTTGGCTGGGTGCAAATAACATGACTTCATTTGTGTGTGCGTTTGATGTGACAAGTGGGGTTACCTCCTTTTACAATACATGGAGGGCCACATCTTTTACCGATTTCCCTGAATTAGATTTCTCAAGTGCAATTACTTTCAATAGGGCATGGTTTGGGAGCAGAATAGAAAATTTCCCACCTAACATGTTTGATACCACAGGAACTCTATCAGTCGATGCGTTTACTTTTAGTTGGCTAGGCGCAAGGCTATCTGCACAATCAATCGAGAACATCCTTGTCTCACTAGACACTAACGGTGCTTCTAACATCACTCTTAGCATTGACGGCGGTACTAACGCAGCCAAGACCACTTGGTCCGCTGCTGCCGTCACTGCCTACGACAACCT